GGGCATATTTAAATTTATATTCCAAGATATTTGTCTCCACGTTTACTATAATCTCTATTACGTCCAAATGGCATTGTGCGCCAGCCGGCATTGTCAGGTGTCCAACCTTTAGTCCAGTCATCTCTACAGAATTGATCCGTGGGGTTCTTTCTTGGACCAAGTTCATTAAGCCAAACCTCAAAGTCTTGCCAGTCAGGATGTATGTAAGTTTCTAGTTCACGTGCTTTGTTGAATGCGTTATACCATACACGCCACTCTGTTAAGTATTCTACTCTTAGTGTCTTCATACAGTTATTTATACAAAAGCATTATTTACTCGTGAAAAAAGACTCCGTAGAGTCTTTTCGTATTAGCTGAATAGTTTAGTACAGTATCCAGTTGCCTTCTTGTATAATTACAGGCATTGGTTCTTCATAACTGCCACAGAAGTCTGGATAAGGTTTGCGTTGACAAGGGTCTTGGCTGTCAAAGTATGAAGCACACCCTGACAGCATAGCAAGTATTATTAAGCCTAAGGCTTTCACGCTGTCTCCTTAGGTGCCTTGCTGGGTTGCACATCCTTCAACAAGAACGTGTCACGTAACCCACCCCACTTGTCTGCAAGTGCTAGTAGTTCTGCTTCTAGTTCTTCATATTTTGCTAGAATAAGTTTTTCAGCATCTTGTTCAAAGCGAGCCTGTGCTGAATTTGTTGCACTGTGCATAGTGTGGTATGCATCGTCACCTTGTCCCCAGTCTGAATAAACATAGCCTTGTTCAACTGGAACATTAAAGGAACCAATTGAAATAATTTTACTATCACCGCAACTGGATTTACCACCTTTGCCTACAGTAATTTCTGTATGCTCAAAGCGCGAACTTGGATAGCGTGAGCGCGAGTCTTTCTGGGAAAGTTTAACTGTGATTGTCATAGTGTGTGCCTCTTTGTTTGCCTATAAGCGTTATTGCCTATACATATAGTATACTATCAATAAGTGGATGTGTCAACCTCTAAATTGGGGTATCTTCACCATAATCAGCCCAGAATGTAGCAGTTTCGTCACACTGTAACTGGGTTAAACTGTGGCACCATATGCCCGCATTTGAGTGTCCCCAAGTAGCGTCGTCTATCTTAACTGTGGCATTAGAGTTATATTCACTGATGTTAGGGAGTTTAACGCTTATCATACTAATAAATCTCTCCCAAGCATTGAATCCAGCAGCCAGCACTTGAGGACTATAAACACTGTCATAGTCTAAGGTAACCCAGTAGCCTTGTTCAAGCAAGGGAGTTATCATAGCCTGCCACTCCTCTGAGGGTGTATAACTTTGACTGGTTCCAAAGTATAGATGTTTAATACTGTGTGAGTGTGCGTGAGCCACAATCTCTTCAACAGGTTGCACACCCACAACAAACAGAGTCTGTTCACCATATTGTGCTGTGTGTTCAACTTCTATACCGGTAAAGTATACTATGTCTTGACGTTCGTCAGTGTTTAGTCCCATTTAATATATCCTCTGTTATAGCCTTGAGGACGATGTGCACCATCTTCAAACGCTTGTTGCCATTCTGTAGTTCTATTATAACATCTTGTCCAGTTTGCGTCAACTGTTAATTGACTTTTGGTGATCCACTCTAGTGCTGTTTGCATTGCATCAATAAAACACGCTGCCCTTGGACTTGGGAATACAATAGTGCAAGCCTTCCACAACAAATTACTGTAGTTGCTGGTGAGTGTTTTTTCTACACCTTGTATCAACAGTGCTTCTGTAGCATAAATTTCATTTGACAATACATCTGTGCGACTACTTAAATCTATAACAACATCATAAGTGCCTTGAGGTTCACTGTGTAATACATCTCCCCACACTAGTAGGTTATGATTACCTACAACATCAATAGTTTCAAATTCACAGTTTAACAGTTGTAAACTTTTATAAGCAACCTGTGCTAAGAATCCACTACCTAGAATTAAACACCTTTTATCATTACCACAGCGAGCGTGTATTTGTGCAAGAGGTTGCATTACAATATTAACTCCGCAGGCAACAGGTTCAAGTATATACTTTGGATCAGCACTTGGAACAACAACAAATTCGTTTGCCCTACAGTTATAATAGTCTGCATAAGCAGGCTCACCTCTTGTTGCTACAAAGTCTCCTGGTGTAACATTTTTTACATCCTCGCCTACTTTAGTAACAACTCCTAACCCTTCGTGTCCTTGCATATGTAAAGGTAAAGGACCAAACGTGCCTTGCATCATTGCTATATCACTTCGGCATACGCCTGTCATAATTGCTTTAACTTCTATTTCATTAGACTTGTGTGTAGGCTTGGTCCACTCACATTCTTTAAAGCTACCATCACCTAAGGTGTGTAATAGTTTAACTTTCATAGTAACTCCAACTGTTTGTGAATCCACGTGTCCTGTTGTGCTTGTGTTTGCCAAAAGTGATTGTTGTCCTTGTTATTAATTGCAGACTTTATCATAGTATAGAAGGCACTCTCCGGACACCAACCTAAATCTATAGTATCTGTAAGCACACTTGAGCCTCGTCTTGTATAAGTTTTAATACAACTTTCGTCTGTGCTTAAACTTCTCCAGTTTGCTGTTAGGCACCATTTGCTACCGTAATTTAAAGTTGCGTAATCATCTACATCATAAGTGCCACTAGGGTTAACTGTTCCGTAATCTGTGCTGTGAATGTCTTCTAACTGCCACTGTTGACTGCTCACACTTTTACGTGCGGTGCTGGTGTGCCATTCAGGATTCAATATAATATACAAGCTGAGTAAATGTGGCATTAAGTCTCTACTCACACCACCGTATGCAAGTTCCTTAGTAGTGAACCAACTGCCTGGATTAGGAACACAATCCTTTCTAATCCAATTGATGTTTACAATGTGTGATTTATTTGCAAGAGTCTTCATCTTGTGGACATCGTCTCTCCATTGATTATTCTTTACCATCATAATGCGTGTGAGAGGAAATTGTAGTACAGTTGACTGCCATTCTTCAGCGGTTGCAAAGCCAGGCTTCTCTACAAATACAAACTGGCTATATGGTGCAACCTGTTGTGTAATTGCTAGATGAGTGCTGTTAGGTGTGCAAATATTAACAGTGTCAAATGTTTTGTGAACACTGAGTGCTGCCTCTACAGTTAAGAAGTCTGCACCTTTGAGAGGGTTCAAGTCTACTGTTACAATTTCAGCATTCATATCGCCTAGAACACTTGCATACAATTCGCCAATGTTCATTCCTACTATTAAACTTTTCATTCCGTTAATCCTTAATTATTAATACTATTATAGCATTATTTATGCGAGTTGTCAACTAAAGGATTATTTTATGCCGCTGCTGTTTATTCTACAACTGATGAACTCGTTGTAGTAGGTTGGGTCCATTAACACGTTTAAGTCAAATTGCAGCTTGGTTTCCCAATATGCCATCATTGTCTTGTTAGCACATAGGTGCAGGATCTCGCGTGTTATTGTATGTGGTTCAAGTTTCTCAATGTCTGCACTGAGTGTCTTGCTGCTTCCGTAGTACCGTTGCCAATCCGTTTCAATACGACTATGTCGCTTATTGGACTTACCTTTGAGGGGTTTGCGTTTGAGGATGCTCCACAAGTTCTTCTTACCTATATACTTCATTCCTGTTGAAGTGTTAGTAATGCAATAAACAAACCCTTGATATTCTTCAGGGGCAGTTGTAAAAGGTTGGGCTTGGTACATCCAAGTCATTTGTTTGCCGTGTTAACTACTTCACGTATTGTCATTAGAGCCCTCCAGGCAATACCTCTGTGTTTCATTTGTGGCTTATTAATATGTAATACATTGTCATAATAGTCATAGTATTCATTAAGGGTTTCAAGAGCATTGTTAACGGCAACTGCCTGATGTATTTCAAACAGACTAGGCTCTTGTTGATATAATTGTTGTAGTGTTTCAAGTACACCTCTCCACACTACATTGTCCATTTGATGCAGGTATCTGTTCCAAATAGTTTTGTTGTTGATGTTGATATCGCCGTCTCTTGTTACAATCTCATTAAGAGTCTTTGTAACGTGACACATTATATCAACACTTAGTTCAACAGTATTAGACAACTTAGTCTTCGCTTGACTTTAGTACAACAGGTTCATCTAGGGTTACAAAGTCATCTTCGGAATATGTCCAGTTGTCTTCACCGTCTTCTTCAACGGTTGGTTCAATGTATATTTCAAAGTCTCCACTTGCGTTCTTTGTGTATTTGACACCGCCATCACTCCATACTTCTGTGTTATCAATTCTCTTCATCGTGTTCTTCTCCAATTTCAACTGTTGCATCTGCTTCATTCCAAGGTAGAGGTGCTGAGCCTTCTCCTTGTGCAGGTTCACTTACCATGCCCAATACATTCTTAGCTAGGAATATTTGTACTGCGGCATTCATATTTTGACAGGCATTCTTAAACATTGCACGTCTAAGTTTAATCTTCATTACTTCACGCCCTTTTACAAGTTCTGCCGCAAAGTTTCTAGCAATAGCGTCTTCCTTGACTCCAAAGAAGTTAGCAATCTCTTTGTTGTTGCATCCAAGAGCCGCAAGTTCTTCTACTTGATCCTGTGGTACAATTGTGTTGTCTCTACCAACAGGCAATCCACAAATAGTTCCTTCAGTGGGTGCTTTTGGCTTTGGTCCTGTTTTATTCTTTTCCATACAATTATTTATTCTTTTTTGAGAATTTGTGTTGTTTTATGGTGCCTTTGCTTGCTTGCGTTTTTCTGCCCAAGTTAAGGGCCTTACACGTTTGTCAAAGCGAGGATTAATCCATAAGTATTGTCCACGCACTCCCGTTGCTTTTTGTTTGTCTGAGATATAACCATCTTCTAGTGGAAAAGCTGTAAGATACAATCCATACAGTACAATCCAACCCAAGTATGTTTTATCCTCTCCATTCCATCCTATTGCTCCATAACAGCCCGGCTCTACTTGTATTGGCTTCATTGTAGTTGCACGAGCACCTGTGTTTTCGTGGAACTTGCCTTGTTGTGGAGTTACTCCTAATAGATTCTTAACGTGCTTGCGCATACCAACAAACACTTCCCTTGCTGCTTCTTTGCTGTCTGCTGTGTAGCGTAGGAAGTTGGTTAAATTGCTTTTTGGTTGCATAGGTGCAATAAATTCAGCATTAGTGCCATCATCCAAGTTAAGTCTAATTTTAAGTTTGCGTTGTCCACCTTCATTGTTAAACAGTTGCACAATTGCTCTCTTGACATTGTGTGGTCCAAGTGGCTCCTCCTCCTCAGAAATTTCGTTTTCCATAACCACCTTTCTTTCTCTTGAGTCAAGAGGCTCTTGAGCAAGTACACTAACTATTGAGTTAGGCGAAGCCTTGTCAAGAGAGAACAGAGACGGAGTCGTTGCAATATGTTCTTCTTTGTTATTTCTTTGTTCTTCTATGTTATAATACTCTACGCCTTTTTTGCGTATCGCTGTGTCTCTTTCAATTAGTTCCATTATCGCTTTACTCATAACATCACCTTCTCGGCACGGTGCTTGAATTTAGTAGATCCAATTTGTGTGCTTGCCTTGCTGATTAAAAGTGCGTCTGTGGTGTTGAGCCACTGTATATGTTTTTTGTGAGTGTTGCACACAAGTTCCGCATAGTGTGGACTTCCTTGCTTGCACAAGTTTACACTTACTGGACATTTGTTGTGTTTTTTTAGTTTAGTAATTGCCATTGTTTTCTCCTATATAGTTATTTATACAATTATTATAATAACATGGTTTTTGTGGTTTGTCAAGAAAAAGCCCTAGACTACAGGAGTAATCTAAGGCAAAAGTTAAACTTTTTTTAGTATAGGAGTGTAGCGAGCAAAACGGAGTTATTTCAATGGCATTAGAAATTTAATGTTATGTTAGAATTTTGACAGCCCTAACTACTCGCTACACATTTATTTATCCATTTGTGTTGTTTTTGGTTTGTTTTTGGCACCTAACGGACGTCCAGGCCCGTTCAGCTGTCTAGATTTAGGAATCTTTAATCCTGCTTTCAATATGTGGTAATGTCTTAGTTCTACATTTGTTAAATTAAATTCACCAGTACTAGGTGATTGATAAGCCTTACAACTTTGACACTGCTTGCTCCAATGTGTGTATGGTTTAATTAATCGTTTATTGTGTACTATGCGAGTATGGTCCAACTCACAGTTGCAGTCTTCACAGTTTGGGTATTCTAAGTCTTTCATAAGCATATTTACCCCGGGTGATTATTACAACTATTTAAACTGGCATAACACTTACAATAGTTCCTACTGCTCCTATCATAGCAACAACAATAGTGCTTACTGCAACTATCATAGCTTTGATTAATCCTTTGTTGCCTTTGATAATACCCTGATGTAAATCAGTTACTGCGGCTTCAACTTTTTCTAAACGTTCGTTCAAATGGGCATACCTTATTGCACACAAGTCAACGTGTGCTTCTAGATGTTCGCGTTCGTATTCAGTAGTAGTGTTAGACATTAGGCGCTTCTAGCAACACATTTAACACGGAAATTTCTTCTGTCAGTAACAGCATTTCCGGTAACAACTTTTGCTGTAACAACATAAGTCTTATTAACTTGTCCACCGCTTAGTTTTACATAAGTGTCCGTGTTTGAATCAGTAATTCCACTATCAACAACAACAATTGGTGTTGGATCATTTATTCTTGCGGCTGCTGTATAAACCACAGTTGCAATAGTATCGCCAGTGTCTAACCACGTGCTCCAGTCAAAGGTGTAAATCATTACTGCTTCAACATCTTTGTCTATTTCAAGCCCTGTATTGGTTTGAAAGAAGCCACTTCTATTAGTACTCATTATTTTTCTCCTAGGGTATAAGTTCTTGTTTCTTTATGAATGGTGTGTGTTCTTGTTTCTTTATCTACTGTGAACACTCTTGTTTCTCTTGGTACAACATATATGAATCTTGTTGCATCAATAATTGTGCCAATTACAGTTTGTGTAAATGATGCACTAATGGTTGCACTTGCCCCAATTAATACACCTGCCGTACAAGCTATATTAGCGTCACTAGTAGGCGTTGCACTCAATTGCTTAGTAAGTGTACCAGTTGCTGTTAGTGCTGTTAAAACACCTAAGGTGCTGCTAGTTTCTGTTGTTTTTGTTGCTGTTGCAGTTTGTGTAACTTCAATTGTTAAGTCAATATCACCTGCACGACTTACAACTGCTGTGATACTTGGTGCAAATGTTCCTGCTAGTGTAGCACTTGCTTCAACTGCTTTTATAACTGTGACTGTTTGTGTTGCAGTTGTGTCTAGTGCGGCACTTGTGGTTCTTGTAATTTTAGGTGTTGCTGTAAGTGTGGTACTTGCTACACCTTCAAATGTAGTTGTACCTAAGAAAGTAACACCACTTGCTGTTGCTGCAAATTCACTTGCAAAATTAGCGTTTAATCCTTTTGCACGAATACCTATACTATCTAAGGTTGCAGTTGTGTCTAGGTTTGCTATTGTGCCTGCAACTAATTCACCATCACTGGTTATAGTTGCAGATGCTGTTAGATTACTTGCACCAAAGCGTATTCTATCGCCGCTTGCACTCGCTGTTGCAGTTGTGTCTAGGCTTGCACTTGTTGATGCTATGAATGTTGCAGTTGATGCAAGTGTAGCTGTTAAATCAATATCAACAAAGAAGTCACCTACTTTGCCTGCTGCTGTAAGTGTTGACGCAAATGCGGTTAAGTCACTTGCAAGTTGTTTAACATTGGTTACTTGGGTAACAATCTCAAATACTGGATAGATAGAATCGCTAGTTGCACCTACAATTGTGTTTACAACTGCGTTTTGAGCGAATGTGCTTGCTAGGCTGGTTGCGCCTTGTTGTATTCTAGTTGCTGTGCTGGTTTGTGCAAACGTGGCATTTAAACTAGCATCACTGGTTAATATTTTATTTACTGTTGTTGTTGTAGCGAATGTGGTTGCTAGTGTTGCACTATTGTCAACTACTTTATCAACGTCTGCTGTAATAGTTGATGTTGTTGTTAGATTTGCAGCGGCGCCGAATGTTCCGCCTAGATTTGCAGTTATACTTGCTGTTGTTGCTAAGGTTGCTGCGCCTTCGTATGTAAAGTCTTCAATATTGTCAATTAATAAATCAGTTGACGTGTCAAATTTATATAAGAATTTAGTATTTTCTGTATTAGTAGGAACATATGGCGATGATAATCCTGTAACTGTGCTATCACCAACTCTATATGTCATACTATCAAAGAATACACCATCTATAAATTTGTGTGGACTACTGAGTCGCAGTTCTGAGTCGCCATCGCCAAAAGTGCGATTGTATGCTTTTGAGTCACTGGTTGTGTATTCTGTATTACCGTTTATTTTCCAATACAACACATTGGATGTTCTGCTTAAACTAACGTGATACCAAGTGTCAGTATTATAAAGGTAGGAATCAACTCCGCCTGCAGTTCTAGAACTAGAATATCCATTACCTAGATAAAGATCCATCCTAGTAGTATTGCGTCTAAGGTTGACTCTAAACATAGGATTAATATCTATTACTTCTTGGTCAAACTGAGCAACACCATTGGTTGGTCCTTCAAATCTTATCCATGTTTCAAATACAAAGTCTTGATTTTGAGCAACATCTAAAATTGAATTGTTGTTGTTTGTGTTCGCGGCATATAATTGTATATTACCACTGCCGCCGCCGGCGTCTATAAACAACGAGCCACTACCACTTTTATAAACAGAATTATCAAAACTCCAACGATTTGTGGTTAGTGAATTATCTATAAGATTTAATGGACGGAATGCTGGAACACTTGCACCTATAACATATTGTATTGCTCGTGCAGTTAGTGAAGTTGACACACTAAGAGTAGCACTAGTTTCATTTTCAAAGCCACCTTCAATTACACTTGTAAATGCTGTGCTTAGGGTTGCGTCTAGTTGTTTAATTCTTGTTGGAATTGTTGTAGCACTTGCTTGGGCATGAATATCTATGCTGCCATTCAAACTTGCTGTTGCTGTAATGCTTGGGCTAAACACACCGCTAAGTGTTGCATCAAGTTGTTTGATTCTTAGTGGGGTGGTAGTCTGCTCAAAAGAAATCGCTAGTGAACTTGATGTTGCTCTTGTTCTACTAACGATTGGGGTAGCCGCGAAACTTGCTGCAATAGACATTGCATTGTCGCGAATCCTGGCTGCTTGTAGACTTAGATTAACAATGTTGGCAAGTGTAACGTCTGTGCTTCTTGTTATGTTAGCACTGGCTGCAAATGCAACTTGTGCTGCCATATCAATTGAGCCATTGCGACTTGCAACTGCTGTAATGCTTGGGCTAAACACACCATTAAAATTAGCACCACTAGACTTAACAATGCCTGGGCTTGCTGCAACTGCAACTGTAACAACAAAGGCAGCTGCTCCTTGATGCACAACACCATCACTGATATATCCATCTGCAATGTATCCATCAAGATAATAACCGGTTGTGTCTACTTCTGTAAGTTCACAAGCAACTGTTGTACTAACACTTAGTGACGCGGCTGCTTCTGCTACAATACCAAAGTAATCATCGTCTAAATAACCATCTACAAAATATGTGCTCATTGGTTACTCCTTACCTGTTGTCATCTGATGTCTGTCTTGCATTGTTAAGTCCATCCATGTGTAACAACACTAGTGTATCAGTGTCATTTACAAATGGTGTGATGCTTGGTGTGAAGTTGCCAGTATATCTTGCTGTATTTGATATGCGAAACTCGTCTACATAGCCTTCATATTCTAGTCCATATGAATTAGCATTTGCACCAATAGAAACGTATCCACTTGCAATAGTATATGAATTAGTTGATGTGCCTTGGCTTTGTCCGTTTACAAAGAAGTTAAATTGATTTGAACTATTGCGGACAACTGCAAGGTGTGTCCAAGTGGTGTTGTTTGCATTTGTTGAACTTGCTATAGTAGGACCACCGTTGCCTGAGAATGTCCATTTGTTTGAGCCGTCAATGCCTATCCACGTGCGTCCTGCAGGGTTGGCATCACCATACGCACCATATACTGTGCTTATCTGTTGGAAAGTAGTGTCTTGTGCTCTTGCCCACATTTCCCAAGTAAACACTCCTGTTTTAGGTAGTAATACAAAATTACTATCACTAGAATCGCCAATACCAATAACATCATTATTGCCATCAAAGTATGCACTTGAACCACCAAACTGTGATTGTGTAGTAGATAATTTAGCTTGGCTACCCCCGCCATATGGCATTGAAATCTCTTGTGCTACTCGTATACTAGTATTGTCGTCTGTAAATGTCTGGCTGCCAGTGGGTTCATCAAAGTGAACTAACAATAATGTATCATTGTCATTTGCAAATGCTGTTGTAGCTGGAGTAAAGCTGCTAGTGTATCTAACTGATTTACTAAAACGCACTTCGTCTAAGTGTCCAGAAAATCCATAAGATGTGTTAGTAGCCCAAGCACCAATTCTATTAACGCCGTCCCAGCCATACGTTGAACTCATTGTTCCTGCTGAACCATTGTTTACTGTAAGTAGTGTGCCGTTGAAGAACATATTTAGATTTGAGCCATCTTTAACTAGGGCAATGTGATGCCAAGTGTTTGTTGCTGGAGTAGATCCAATATTTCTAATTTGTGTATATACAGTTGAACCGTTAGATACTGGTGCTGCAAGTGTCCAAGTGCCGCTTTTGTTATAAAGAGCTATGTAATCGCCTCTTGTGCTTCCTGTTGCAAACATATAAAAGAGACTTGGCAAACTGCTTGTTCTAAACCAAAACTCATATGTAAAGTCATCACCGTAGTCAATGTCTTGTGCAGTATGATCCACAAGTATCCAATCTGCGCCGCCACTGCTCATTTCTACAGAAAGTGCACCAAATTTAGATTGTTCGTGTGTTGTTATAACTTGGTCATCTTGTCCAGTTAGTGTAACGGCTGGTCTTACTGGAGTAACTGTGTCGTCTGTAAATGTAGTTGAACCATTGGCTCCATTCATATGCATCAACAACACTGTGTCGCTGTCATTTTGAAATGCTGCTCCGCTTGGTGTGAAGCTGCTAGTGTATCTTGCCGTTGTTGAAATACGCACTTCGTCTATGTAACCATTTAATCCAAAACTAGGAGTTGATGCATTGTAGATTGAGCCTAAGGCAATATAATCACTGGAACCTGACGAACCAATTGTGTTGGTGTCAGTGTCTGTTTGTAGTGCAGTGCCATTTACATAAAAAGCAAAGTTGTTTGATCCTGAGCCACTACGCACTAGTGCAATGTGATACCAAGTGTTGTAGTTCCAAGTTTGTGTTGTGATATTAGCACCCATAGTTGAGTTGCCCCACTGCCACTTCTGATCCGAATGTCTACCAGTAAAATAGAGGTTAGTACTGTTAAAAGTACCTCTGTTGCTCATAATCGTCATTGAATCATTGGTGCCGTTGTCTACAAAGTATACCCAACATTCCCAAGTTAAATCACCTGTAAAGATAAAGTCATTGTGTCCTTGTGTGCGCACACTGTCACTGGTTCCACTTGAACTGTGTGTTCCTTGAAACAGCGCACTTGTGCCACCAAACTTGTTTTGTGCTGTGCTTATCTCAGGATTTTTTACAGTTATAAATGTTTTAGCTATTCTGCCAGATGCGGCTACGGTTGCTTGGTATGCTAGTAAACTTAGTCTTGCGGCTCCTAAAGGCATATTATTCTCCTTACGCTTGGAAGTCTGTTGCTATTGAAGCCCAATAAAATACACCATCGTACAAGATACTTATAATACTCTTTGTGGTTAGTGTTTTGTTGCCCCCTGCGAATACATAAGCGCCTGTGCCTGTAGCTGCACCTGTGCCAAGAACTGTTAACGTAATTGATTGCCCTGCTGCAGGATTAGAAAACGCTGGCAATGCCAACCCTGAAGCAATTACTACTTTCTGAACATTTCCATTTGATGGAACTAGTGTTGGAGTATCTGTTGTGCCTAAATCGTGAATTACTTCTTTATATTCTTTTAGTTTTAAATTACTTAGAACAAAATTGCCGCAATTCAAATCGTCTGATAATGCTGTTGGTCCTGGAACAGCCATACTAATCCATTGACTAGTATTTGTGTCATAAACTAGTGCATGGTTTGCTTGTGGGCTGTTTGCATTGACGTTACTTAAATCATTAAGACTTTCACCATTAATGTTTTCTAGTTTGTCAGTGTTTAAATTAGTAAAGTTAGTATCGCCTTCTGCGAAAGTTAGAGCACTACCTTTGACGTTTCTTAGTGTTATTGTAGACATATCAATCTCCTTTAAGTAAGATTAGGGTGCTGACAAAGCGCCAACACCCTAACAGTTGCTATTAGTCTAAGCTAATAGTCAAGTTGCCATTTGAAATTTGGAAAGTATCTCCAGTTTCTATGGTCTTACTTGTGGTTACTGCACCATGGAACATTAGGTTTCCAGCGTTTGTTGCGTCATACAACGAAATGTGTGTGATTGTGCCCCAAGTGCCTGTTGCTGCATCAAACGTAATTGTTGCGTTTGTTGAAGCTGAGCCACTTGCTGCTGCTGCAAATGCTGCTACTTTACGAGTATAACCGTTGCCGGATATTTCGTTGCCACCTGAGTTGTTATCAAGTGGGCTACCTGTGTGTAGTCCAACATAAACATTGCCTGGTGCTGTCATTGATGCTGTTCCTAGACTGTGGTCCAGTAATTTTAGTTCTAGATAATCTGAAGCTGCCGCCATTTTAATTCTCCTTTAAAGATATGTCTGCGATTGTTTTCACGAAAGCAGACAATGTCTGCTATTGTTATTTATACGAAAACCTAATAAAACCCTAAAAAAAGGCTAAAAAAGTTTACCAATAACCATTGAAGGTTGATTTAGTGCCTGTTAGTAGTGTATCTCCACCTGAAGGTGCTGCATCAAAGGTAGTTATAACGTCAATCTGTGCGCCGCCTGCTCCTGTTACAGGATCAATGTTTACTGTTGAGTCAATTGATATTGCAGCACTTGATTCACCTGGATTGGTTACACTTATTGTTGTAGGAACTGCTGTGCCGCCTGCTGGACTTAGTGGTAAGAATGCTGTTTTCTTTACGCTTATTGATTTAAGGCGCTGTGTGTCTGCATCAAAGGTTCCGCACCACATTATTGGAACTTCAACATACGCACAAGCAAAATCAGCATCTTTAGGAGTGCTAGGAGGTAATCCAGATGTTGGACCTGTTGTTACATTGTTGGTTAATGTAATAGTTTCAACATTATTACTAATTACACACGGATTGGACAAGCTGTCGCCTACAGTAACATTTATACTTTCACTTGCGGTAAATGCACTGTCATCTGTTGTTGTAATATTTAAAGTTGCACTGTTGCTGTTTATAGTAACTGTGCCTGTTAGTGAGGGTGATGATACTTTTGGTGAGCCGTTGCCTCCAATAGTATAATTTAAATTAGTGCCATTTGCATACCCTACAGTGGTTACGGTAACTGTAGTTGACGCACCTTCTTGAATTGAAGTTGGACTTCCTAATACATTTTGTACATATTCTGTTGGAGCAGGTATTACATTAATAACTGTAGATTCGCCATCAACTGTAACAGTCATTGTTTTATCTGCACTTACAGTAGGAGTAATTACAAGACTGCCAGGTGTTGTGCCTACGATTTGAATGTTTCCAGTTAGCGGAACGTCTACTTCTCCTGCACTAACACCTGTAATTGTATAAGGATATTCAAATGTTGGATTGTCAAAGAAACAACTTTCGCAACTGCTTTCTAAACTAAATGTTACAGGTGCGCCACTACAAACATCAGTTACACTTGCACTTTTAGTAACAGCGCCGCCTGTTGGTTTTGCAATACTTCCTATTGCTTTTTCTATATCAGGATCTGCAAACTTGCCTTCATTAATAATTGCACCAGTTTCTTCGTCAACTGTAAACAAACTATTAATTAAACCTAGGGCTGCATTAGCTGCTAATAGTCCAGCCATTTGTTTACCAGCACTAATGTCGTCTTTTAAGTCTAGTTCTTCACTTAGTAGTTTTGATTTGATGCCGGTGAAGTTTGAACGATATTCGTATGTTAATCCAGTACCGCCACTTGAGTTGTTTACACCAACTGTTGGATCATAGATAGTTGCATCATATTCTTGTGCTGTGATGCTGAATATTAAATTGCCATCGTCTTCATCTTCTTCTTCAATTTGTATTACTCTAAACAACTTGCTAGTAAAGTCTAAGGCGCTATTTGTAATGTCAATAACATCGCCTGCTCTTACTGTGTTTGCTTCAAAGTTAGCACGGAATTCAATAATCTTATCAAGTCTGCTTTGTTTTAATTCGCGACTGGCAATGTAAGCTACCTGAACAGGTTCATTTACAATTGGTATTTCTATGTTAAGAACATTGTCTATTTCTTGTGCAAATCTATCTGCTGTTGGAACAGTTAATTGTATTTGATCCGTTGTGTCTCTAGTATCTTTGTTGGGGAATGTTGCAACAACACTGTTGTATAAGTCATTAACTCCAGTACCACCTACATTTATTTCACCAATAATGTTTGAGTCATCAAATGCACGAACACTGCTAGATGTTGTATTAAGAATAACAATCCACTTGCCTTGCTGCGGATCCCAAGTTAGATAGCACCCACTCACGTTTGCTAATTCATTAAGATTGTCTAACACATTATTGCTTGTGTTTATTAATCCATTAATTTTAAATTGATTTGTCGTAGCCATCTGTTAATCCTTAGGTTCTATACGTTCTTATTACTGCGCCACCATCAGCGCCTCTACCATTAACATCATTGGCCCCGCCGTTGCCGCCACTGCCTATTGTCCTTGCTTCACTACGGAATGTTGGTGTTTGAGTGCTTTGTCCCTTACCGCCTTGTGCATATTGAACAGAATTTAATACTTTACCATTGCTGCCAGTGCCGCCTACAAAGTTTTGTCCGTTGTTGTAAGTGTACGCATCTGTGCCATCAGCAGTAGCTCCAGCGCCTTGTCCGCCTGCAGTTTGTAATGTTCCGTTCATATTCTGCGAAAAACCGTCGCCGCCTGTAAATGTTGAACCTAGAGTATTTGACCCTTGCTGAAGTCCTGGATTGTTTGATCCATCACCGCCGCCATATCCTGGTTCAATTGTTAAAACAGAACTAGCATATGTACCGCTTGGATCATACGCAAACGAAGTTGAAGTTCCTTGAGCGCCTGCATTGGCAATTGAGTAACTTCCGGCACCCCAGCCACCGCCTGTTCCTGTTGTTAAATTATACGGCACCCCACTGTTGTTTGATCCAACCACGTTATCTACATAGGTTTGATTTAGCAGAGTTTCATAATTTCCTGCTCCGCCACCACCAGCGCCTCCACTGTTTGCTCCGCCACCGCCGCCACCAAACAAGTGAAAATCAACTTTATTATGATACATTCTGCTATAACTAGAGAATATCTGTGAATTTGTTCTTACGGACCATTCTTCTATAACATTTGAAGTTGTGCCACTATAATTTATATTTGTAGTTGGTCCGTCAACCACTTGTGTACCGTTAATATAATAATCTATAGAATATGTAGCAGTTGACGTATTACTGTGTGTTGGAAAGAAACTTAGTTGCTGCAACAAGTCAAATACCAGAGAACCGCCATCAATGCTAGAATCAGTAGTGTAGGTATTGTCAAATTCTGTGGCAAGTAAATTTCCTTGATTGCCTCTACTTATTTTTCCGCCTGTCACAGTTATTACAACACGGTGAGTAGTTCCTACAGGAGTTGTTGTTGAGTTAATTGTAACGCCGTTAAATATATTAGAATTTTGTGCATTTCCAGTATAACTTAACACATTATTATAACCTATAATTGCATCTAGTTTTATTGCATTTGTTGTTACTGTTGCATTTGCACTTAGACTAGAACTTAATCCGCCAATTAAGTATTTGCCTGAAGCAGTAATGCCAGCAGTAACAAATTGCGATGTAGTAAATCCTCTAAAGGGTCTACTAACATTAGATACCATATTAAACGAACTTGCAAAGTCTGCTTCAGCAATGTCTAGTTCAAAGCCAGCGCCAAGTAGTGTAAAGCTGCTTGTAAGGTTTTCATTAATAATGCCTTTAAACATTATTGGGGATGTAGTTTGTGTAAATTGTGCTAACAAGTTTACAACAGGAACAAAGGTTCCAACTGTCCAAGTTTTAGTTTCAACACCAATGCTTGATAGATATGTTAGTGTACAAGTATATTCAAAGCTGCCTTGAAAGTCAACTGGCAATGTTATTGTTGGTGCTTTAACTAAGTCCCAATTAGCAATTGAATCAATAGCTCTTACACTATAAACTTGATTTATTTCGCTAAGAATTGCTCCGCCAAACAATGTAGTCCAAGTTAAACTTGCTCCTGGGACACTACTTAAATCAATACTATATGTTAAATTTAAAGTTCCATTTGGATCAATTATTTCGTCAATATCTATTTTTCTTTGTACAACAAAACTAGAACTTTCAGCAACAAAGTTTGGAATATTTCTTGTAGTGGGCCAAGTTAATTTAACACCTGTGAGACGATTGTCTGTAAATGTAACTGTATTATTTGAATAACTGTTAAGTTCTGTTAAGGTGCTCATTGTGCTGAAATCTCCGCTGCTGGTATGCCTGCTCCATAGCGTGTATTAGTCATATAATCATACATACAATCACCTGGCTCTGTCATTGTATTTGACAATCTAAATTTAATTTCTCTACCAATACTTGTAAGTTTTTTATTCTTTTCGCTGTTGTATCTAAACTTCATAATGCAGAATACTAAATCATTCATTGTGTCTGTACTAGTCCACCCTGGCATAATATTGTATGCTGGTTGTGTGTTGCCTGTGCTTTCAGTATAGAAACTTACTGGACTTGCACTGCCGCCATTGTAAGGATACACTTCAATTAAGTCTGCCCACTGTTCACTGTTGTTGCTACTGTCATCCCATATAGTGCTTACTGTTGTGCCATTGTCTTTAAATCCAAGACGCATACCATCAACGTATATTTCTTTGAAGCTAATTGCACTTGCACTACCATCAATCTTTGTGCCTGTCTTTTCACATAAGGTAAAGCAAACCCACATATCAAAGTTGTTTGCTGCCATTACTGCATCAGTAACCTTACCAACTACATAACCTTCACCATACAATACTGGAACACTATGTTCTGTGTCAGGATCAAGTGTAAGCTGTGTGCCAGGGTCTGGCTGTTCGTTTGCTTTTTGGGCACTTGCTGCTACTCTATTTAAAGCATAACCTAACAATGCTGTTCTTGCTAGTTGTCCGCCTAAACTACTTCCACCTACAAACCCTAGTGCTTTTTTGCCAAAGCCTACAATACTATCTATAAAACTCATTGTGGTGCTCCAAAGTTAAATTTTGTACCTTTAATAGTTGGTACTCTATTCATTGATGTGTCACCAGGATAAAACGTCTGTTGACTTTGTGGGTTTGTTTTACGTCCGCTAATCTTTTGACTTAGTATACCTACACTACTTGCACATTCCAACATTAATATATGGCTACTAGTTCTTGAATCAACGTCAAAGTCTTCTTGAATACTGTAGTTGTTAACACTACCTATAAACCTGCCCGTAACGGTGCCAATTAGCACGCCTGCTGGGTTAAAGTAGCCGCGGTATATACTTATAGGGCAACCTTTAATTTTGCTGTGTATAATCTCATTAATACTGTTGGTTGGTATGCCACTAATGCCTATGGTTACAGGATTTTCACTTGGACGTAATTCATTAGTGCTTGATGTAACACTTAGGAATTCGCCAAGGGCAGTGTATACTTCAGAGTTAATTGTAACTGGTGCATCGTAATCACTAAAACGTAATACTTGTGGACCGTAAGAGCCACTTGAAGTTGTTCTGTATTCGTCAACTTGTAAGCGAACAAACATGCCTACTTTAACGCTAGTGTATGAGTCTAAATTAGGCATTTACACCTCCACAAACACAAAAGCGCCGTCCCAACTTACTTGGTCCCTTGCAAATATAGTCCATTGAGGGAATTGAACACAAATAACATTGTAATCTTCTTGAGCAGCACCAGGATCTACATCGCCATAATACCAAGGAAACTTGGTATACAATATTGCTATGTTGTCAGGTGTGTGTTTGTCTAATGCTTCAGCTGCTAGAATATTAGCTCTAATCTGACTCCAGCGTGGACCATCAGGTAGTTTAATAGTAAATGTTTTTTTAGGTGTTCCACGATTGACTGCTTTAACAGTACCATCTCTTGCTTGTGTGCTGCCAACTGTATCAAGTCTATTGATACTTAATGTTTCAGCGTTGTCTACTATCCATTGAAAGCTCATCTGTTTATCTCCTTACCGGTACTTTTCTTGCACCCTGTTGTGCTACTGCGTGTATGAAGCCAGGATCTCTAGCAATCATTGCTTTGAAGCTTGGTGCATCTACTGCGTTAATGTTATAGATAACTTGTGAACTGCCGCCACCTAATCCATTCATTGGTGTAATGTTAGCCGGTCCACTTACAAGCTCAGGACCATTCTCACCTACAACTCCAAACTTTCCACTTGGTATTAATCCACCATTAGCAAAGAATCCTGCAAACGGATTAAATCCGCCTCCACCTCCACCACCAAAGCTGCCAAATGTTTGTGCAATTAATCTTTGTATTTGACTGCGTAATAGTTCTTCAAGTATTGTATTTATAAGGTCCTTAAATTCAAATTTGCCTGTCTTGGCGAAACTTACAATGCTATCTTCCATGCTTTGTGTTGTTTTGTTAAACATTTTTTCAGCTGTTTTTGAAGCATTAGTGGCTTCATCAGCATATTCTGAATAGGCTTTCTTCCAACCACTTGCAAACGTTCTTGAGTTTACATATCCTTCTTCTGCTAGTTGCTGTTGTGCTGTAATAGCTGCATTGGTTGCTGTTGTAATGTTAGCAATTTCTGTAGCGTATTGTCCAGCAAGTTCAGGATTAAGAAGTGCGGCACTGTTTAATTCTCTTACAGTGTCTGCTAAATCACTAGATAAATTGTGATTAATATCATCCAATTGTTTTTCTAGAGCATTCATATTCAGTTGTTCTAAATCACGTTTGGCGTCTGCTGTGCTTTCCGCTATATCACGTTGGAAGTCTGCACTAGTTTCTGATAATGCTCTTATACTTTCAGCACTTTTATTAACTGATTCGTCAACTTCGCTCATTGCAGTTGTGTATGCTGCAAGGGTTATTGTACCAGCTGCATATGCGTCTTTTAATGCAGTTATTGCACGTTTGTTAAATTCTAATTGCTCTACTTGTTCAGCTGCACCTTCAGTTAACTCTTTAAAGAATTCTGTAAAGCGTTCGTCTTTGGTTAGTTCACGATTTGCATCAGTAAGCTCTTTAACTGCGGCTGTTGCACGTTCTAGTTCTCTGTCTGCACCACGTAATAAGAATACAAAATTTTCTACTTGTCCATTACTACGCTTAAATGCAAGATGTAATTGTTCTATAACAATTTGAGCATCTACAACTGATTGATTGGCTTTTTCTAAATCTGTTCTGTAGTCTGCTTCTGAAAACTTCTTAGCCTGGTCAATGAATCTTTGATGTGGTGCAAGCACTGCTTTAAGTGCTTCTGCATAAGTGTCTACTTCGTTTGCAGCTCCACTTGATAGTGGTCCAGAAATGCCGCCATCGCTATTGTTTAGCTTGTCTATTTCGTCATTCAACCCGCCAACACTTTCGCCAGCGTCTTCTGTAAGTTTGTTAATAGTAAGAACTGCGCCTGCTGCTGCGGCAAGTCCAGCTGCAACTTTAACTAGTCCAATGCCAGTAACGCCTTGTAATATTGTTCCTGCAACTGCTGCTGCTTTAAATGCTGTTGCTAGTTTATATACTGCTACAACAACTGTGACTACTTTGGCAGCAATAGCGCCTGCAAAGGCTGCGCTCATTAGTGTTATTAAGAATTTAATATTGTCAACAACAAGTGTAATTGCTGTGCCCAAGCCTTCGCCAATGGATTTAATTAATTCTTCATTTTCTGATATAAATGCTGTTATACTTCTAGTTGCGTCACCTAGTGCTTGGTTAAGTCCTGCTTGTCCAATTGCATCAAACGCATTGTCAACAGCATCACCAAAGTTACTAAAGGCTTGTGATAAACTTTGTGTTCTTGCTGCACTTGCTCCGCCAAAGGCATCTTCTAATCCATCTTCAAGGGCACTTAATATTTTACCACTACCTTCAGCAGTTTGTCCAAGTTTAGATAGTTCTAGTCTATTTTTGCCTAGTCTTTCTGAAAGAATAGTGAATACAGGAATACCTCTATCAGCTAGTCTGTTTAAGTCTTCAAGTCCTAATCCACCAGCTGTAGTTCTTGCATACAAGTCTGTGATTGCTTGTAATGCTCCTACACTGTCAGCACTAACACTTGATACGTCAGCAAACAATCTTAACTGTTTAATGGTTGGTTCAAGTCCTGCTGCTTTTAGTTTTACAACTGTATTAGTAAGGTTCTCAACACTGAATACACTTTCTGCTGCAAACTTTTTAATTTCATCAAATGCTTTTGCACCTGTTGCTACATCTTTATATAGAATGCCAAGTGTAATACGCAAGTCTTCAAACCTTGCACTTGTATTAGCAATTTCTTTTATTGAGAATGCGGCAGCTAGTGCGGCACCTGCGGCAGCAATTGAACTTTTTAAGCCGCTAATACTTCTCTGGGCGCCTTTAGTGTCAACTTCTACAAGATACTTTAAATCAGCCATATTACTTCCTTATTATTCCACGTAATCGTTTTTCAATATATTCTTCAGTAGGAGCACTCATGCCTTTAGGCGCTTGTCTACTCTTACCTTGATCCAAAGGAACTGCGTAATTATAATTGGCTTTTATTTTGTTGCCCTGTAGTCTAGTTCTACGCTTTGCGTTGCCACTTTTAATAGGGGTTATTTTATACCAAAACTTAAATGCATCGTTAGGTAGTTTGTCTAACTTTGCAGTTATCTTTCCAATGCTTGCTGACATTGTATTTTTAGTAATTCTAACCGCCACTAGTGTCTCCTCTTACACTATTTAACATCTCTTGCAATTCATCTTCAGTCTGATTGTGTCCAATAGTCTGTCCACTTTCATTTTGTTTTCTTAGATATGTTTCATACCCAATTGCAACTTCAAGGCAATACATGTCAATAGTAGATCCTTCTCTTAATATTTCTGACGGCAACTTCGCGTACCTTTTTGCTAACACGTCTAAGGTTAGCCAGCCATTTAGAGTACTATCTACTCTGGAATAGTCTGGCTTGTCAAGTTTCCCAATTGGGATACCACCTTTTCAATAACTTTGCTCATAATGTCAATTGGTAATGTCATTCCGTCTGCAAGAATTGTATTTCCATCTTCATCAAATACCATTTCTTTAATTAAACTTACAATTTGTGTATTGTTTGATGCATCAACACTTCCAAGACTCATAAATGTGTCAATGTCGTGCCTGTCATAGACATAGAAGTCTAATTCTTCACCGTATTTTTCAACGATTTCAGCATCATCTACTGTAATTTTAACTAATTGGGGTTTTGCTGCTAATTTTGATAAGTTCATCTGTTAATCCTTTTTTCTGTTAATCATATCATTTGCAAGTACAACTAAGAAGTTTAATCTTGAAGTTGCCTTGGTGATATCTCTTTTAGCACAAGCAATTTCGTTACTTGCCTTAGCGGTTTCTGCAATCATACTTTGCAAAAGTTCATCGTCACTTTTATTCTTTATTAAATCGTTCATCTATTAATCCTACAATGTATTTAGCTAGAAGGGAGAATAGGGGGTTTGAACCCCCTATTCCGTGTGCCCTCACGCTCTACTTTATTAAGCTACTGTGTAGTCGCCGTCTACAGTAATTGTGATTGGTGTTACCCATACTGGGCTGTCTGCACTAACAGTTGGAGCAAGTCCTGTGATGTAACCTTTTCCGCTGATAGTTTTGCCTTCTGCTCCTGTTGAAGTATCGCCTAAGTAAAGTTCAAAGTCAAGTAAGTCTTTAGCTGTTGAACAACCAAAGATTCCTTTGAAGTCTGCTTCGCCTGATACTTCAGTTGAGTCGCCGAAGAATACAGTTTGATCCAAAACAATGTTCATAGATAGTGAGTTCGTAGCAGTAGTTGCGATTTGCAATTTACTACCTTGATCCAACTGTGTCCATGAAAATGTGTCGTTAGATGCGTTAACAGTAACATCCTGCAAAGCAGGTACTGTGAGTTCTGGAGTTGAGGCACTGTTAGCAGCAACACTAATTTTTAGTGTTGATTGCTTTGTTGCCACTCCTGGTGCTGGATAGATGTAAGCCATATTGGTTTCCTTTTAAATTAGTTTATCCTAGTTAGTCTGTATTCCACTGAAACAATTAATAAGTCGTCTTCATAGTTTGTAGAAACCGTGCTTTCTCTTGTGTGAGTACCGTCCAATACTATTGTATCTTCAAGCCCACGCAAACTTTGAATAATTGTATCTAGTTGTGCCAGTGGATTTTTTGCGTCAACAGCAAGATAGACACTGACTGCTGTTGTTGTATTGCTGATATTTAAGCCATTGAGTGCTTGTATTATAGGAACACTTTCGTATTGAGTCTGGTCCACATAAAGAGTTTTTGGATTCTTTATGTAAATTGCACCTGACTCATCATAAGGTAATTCATTGCTTAACTTTATTCCGTTAAGCGCCAAAGCCTTAATTTTGTCAATTACTTGTGTTCTCATCTTACTCTTCTCAAGTTAAAATATCCTGGTTCTTTCTCATCTGAATCAACAGTTGCATCATCATCAAAGTCATACCAGTCGCCTGCTATAATAAGTTCACCAAATAGACTCTCAGCACGATTCTGGTAGTAGCCCATTTTTGCTCTGTCTGAATCAGTTTCATCTCCAAAGTCTGCGACTTGTGGAAGTATATAATCAGCTAGTGCAGTATAAACGCAGAGTTCAGTAAAATCGCTTTTACGATTCAAAATCTTCCCTGCGTCTATGCTTGGTATATCAGCAACACTATTATAAGAAGTAGATGAATCACGTGCTCTATAGTAGTCTCTCCACCATGTAGACGTGCTCATCTTACTTAATATTCGTTGTGTTGCCCTCATTAAAGCGTCTTCAACAACTTCGTCAGTTAAGCCTTCATTACTGTCAAATAGGCGTTGGTCTCTTTGCAAAACATCATTATATTCTGCAAATGAAATTACAACTCCTGATTCAATAATAAAAGCCATTTAACTATCCTTATACGTTGATTAACTTAACGCCACGTCCAGCGTCAATAACACCAACGCCTGCGTGTAGACTAGCTACGATGTCTTGGCCAACTGCTTCAGGACGACGTGCTGTTTCAATGTCAACGTTCTTCTGCATTGCGATACGCATTGCATCACCAGCAAAGATAAAGCCTTTGTTAGCGCCAGTTACATATGAACTTTGGAATATACGAACGCCTGCGATTTGTCCCAAGAAGCCATTTCTCATTGCTTCACTTTGGAAGTCACCACCGCCGTAAGCTGCTGTACCAATTGCTTTCATTAGGTTAGCTGCTTCAACTGTTGAAACAATA